AGTATGAATATTGCAGAACATATAGCTTATTTGATAGGCGATTCAAAAAGAGAAGTAGTACTTGATTATGAAAAATATATACCAAATGTAATTATATTAACTCAAGGAAATAATGAGATTGTATATACAAAACCTACTGCTTTATTATCTGAAATAGAACACCCTGAAGGAGTAGTTCAGATTGTAGGTCAAGGGCTTGCAGCTACTTATAGTCCTTTTATTGGATGGGTTGGTAATTTAGAATCTTTAGAGCAAGGAAATGTATATACTATAGGATATGAAGGTGAAGATGTAGATGCTACAGAATCTTACTCACTTGTTTTAGATATACCAATAGGTGTTATTAAACAAGATGTATTAGAGTCTTGGATTAAAGGTTCTATTGTAAAAATATCTAAATTAATGCCTTCTAACTTAAAGCTACATATGACTGCTAGTAAATCATTTACAGCTGGTCAATATACTAGCTCAGAATCTACTGCTAAAGGTATTGATTTAAACATAATAGATAGTAGTGATATTATTGCAGTAACTAGATGGGATGGTGATATGCTATACGATTGTAGGCAAATACCATTACATATGAGAGCTAAGGCTAGATTTGGTAGTGGATTTTTAGAAGAATGTTCAGAAACAGACCCTATTTATTATGTGACAGATAATTTTCTAAGTGTTGAGCCATCTCCAGAGGATACTCATTCTCACGAGTTAGATGGATTTTGTACAATAGATTATGTATCATATCCTTCTGTTATAGCTACTGATTTAACTATGAATGATGTTCCATTTGATATGCAGAATATAATACTAATAGCTACTGCAGCTAAGTGTAAAAAATATCAAATACATTCATTGAAAGTTCCATCAGCACCTGTATTAAATCCTGATTTTAAAGTTGTCAATTTAGATAATCCTGATACAGTAGATGCTATAGAAAAAGCTCAACAATTAGTAGATAATTATTCTGGTGATTCATTTAAAGACTTTTTATCAGAAGAAGATATAGATATGGCAAAGACTGCACTAACAGGCTCAGCAGCTCAATTAGAGATAGCTAAAACTGAATTAGCTGAGCAAGATAAGGCAGCCTCAGAATATCTCTCGGAATATTCACAGAATATAAGTAAATTCACTCAGGAAATTTCTAGCTATGTTCAGAACTATAAAAAGTTTTCTACAGAGTTGGAAATGCTTCAAGCTGAATATCAAGAATTAATATATTCTATGAGAGGTGAATTGCCTAATAAAAAGCAGCTTAAAGATACAGAGAAAAAATTAGAAACTATTAAACAAGTAGTACAAAGGAATTAATGGAAGTAAAAGACATAATATCTCAAGTTGAAGGATTGTTTGGTAGAAAGCCAAATAGGTATTTAATGCAGATTATAAATGATGGTCTTATGGATATTGCATCTAAAAGATTAACTAACGAAGATACTGCAGTTACAGACTTATTAGAAGGTCAACGATATTACGAGATGCCTCCAGGATTACTTAAAATAGTAAGTGTAGAAGTTAAGCAAGAAAATACAGATGGAGGTTTAGAATTTGCTCCATTGCAAAAAATAGACAGAACTGCTATATCTATTGGGGATGAATCTTAATGTTAAAAGATACTGCTAAAAAGTTATTATGGTTTATTGATGAAGAAAGAGTTGGCATTGTTGAAAAGAATGAAGCAGAAGATGCAACAGGGAAGATTATAAAAGAATTTAAAAGTCCTACTATAAGTGTAGGCATGGGTTTAAGGATACGATATAAGGCTAATTACAGGCCTGTATCAAAGATTACAGATGATTTAGATGCATACTCTAATCTACATGAAAGTTTGCACCCAGCATTAGTATGTTATGTAAAAGCAAGAATGTATGAAGATTTAGGTGATATAGAAAAATCACAATATTTTAGAAATATGTATGAAGTAGCAATTAGAAAGTTTCCAGACAGTAGAGACCCTGGTGGAATCATAAGACAATATTTTAAGTTCTAGGAGGAACGAAATGGGCAAGAATAAGAATTGGTTTATAGAAAGTACGGTTGAGGCTGGTGAAGTAGTCATCAATGATGGTGGCTCCTCAGTTGACTTTCGTATAGAAGGAGATACAGATGCTAATCTGCTGGTTACAGATGGTAGTGCTGATAGAGTTGGGATTGGAACTAATACTCCAACTTCAAAATTTGAAGTAACATCTGATACTATAGGAGAATTATTAACAGTATCTAATCATAATGTATCATCATCAATGCCTGCAGAAATGATACTGCAGAAAAGTCGAGGAAGCAAATTAGCTCCTGGGTCAATGGGTGATGGTGATGAAATAGGTCAAATATCTTGGAAAGGATATGATGGTAGTAACTATGATGAACTTGCCTACATCAAAGTTGATTCTACATCTGTTTCTAGTGATACCTCCAAAATGACTTTACATTCAGATAAATTTGTCTTAGATACAGGTACATTGCAATTTGGTTCTGCAGGTCAATCAGTTTCTGAAATATCTCTTACTTTAGATGCTAACTCTACAGATAATCAATTATGTACAGCAAAAGCAGCATTTACTGCATTAGCAGGAGGTGCAATTACATTTAATAATACTACTGGAAGTGTAGCATATACAAATGCTGACCAAGTAGGTAATGTAGGTAAAGTATTTTACTTATCAAGTCATTCTACTGATGGTACATTTTCACCTTCTATATTAGAAGCAGATAATGCTAGAGTGCATGTAGGTGGAGATGTTGACACTAATTATGTATTTAAAGTTACAGGTGCTACTGGATTAGTAGGAGCTACAACAATTACTGGAGCAACACAAGTTACTGGAGCACTTACAGTAGGTGTTAATGATACTGGCCATGATGTTAAATTGTTTGGAGCTACTGCTGGTAAGTATATGCTTTGGGATGAGTCAGCAGATTCTTTAATACTTGGTGTGGATGATACTGGAGTAGATTTTATAGCATATGGTGCAACAGCTAATAAAAAATTACATTGGGATGAATCAGCTGATAGTTTGTTGATACATGGTGGAGCTGAATTAGGTCAAGCTGATGGAGATATATTAAAAGTCCATGGTATTTTTAAACTATATGATAACGATGCAATATTTAAATTATATGCAAACAGCTCATCTCAAGCTAATGATATATTTCAAGTTTATGATAAAAATGATGCATTAGCATTATCTGTTGAAAATAGTGGTGTAGTAGAAATGAAAAATCGATTAAAATTTACTACAGGCTATACTGATAGCATTAATGTAGATGATATGTCATTTGGATGCTCATCAGGAACTACAATATTAAACTTTGATAATAGTGGAGATGGAGGTTCTTTTGCTATACTTAAAAATGTAACTACATCATTTAGTATAGACAATAGTAGAAATATAAGTTTAATGGGAGTAGACGATTCTTGGAAGTCAACTACTAAGCTTAAATTAAAAACTCCTAAATTTGTAATAAATGATGTAGCAGATAGTGCATCAACTGGAGTTGTAGAAGTTTCTAAAGTTACTACAAGTACAGGTAACTTAACATTAGATTCTAATGGAGGAACTGTTACTGTAGATGACCATTTAACAGTTACTGGAAATATAAGTGTTACAGGTTCTAATAACTTTTCATCAACAACAAGTACTAGTTTTAACATAGACTCAGGTGGTAAAAACTTAGGATTCAAAGCAATAGCGATGGGTGCAGCTTCAACATCTCCTTTAAATGATACTACTAAATGGATTGCACCAGTAGATGCTACAGGAAATGTAAATACAGCAGGTCTTTTAACTAGATATATAGCATCTGATGATTCTATATACATTAGCACTAAAGATGCTGCAGACAATATATATCTTACTCCTAATCATGATGCAGATGGTGGAACAGTTTATCTAGGTCAAAGTGTATCTAAAGGAGCTAGCTTACATGTCTATAACAATGCAACGGTAGCAGGTGATTTGACAGTTACTGGTAGTATAAATGGAACAATACAAGTTGGTGGTACTACTGGAACATCATTTCAATTAGATAGCGATGCTACAGGAGGAATGCTTGTTAACGTGGCAGACCATGGAGATATAATAGCATTTACAGAAGATGATGGCTCTACACTACAACATATACATACAACAGGTATAACATTAGATGCAAATACTGGAGCTTCTAGTATTTTAAATCTACAGTCTTATGGACAAGAGATAACATTAAAGCCTGGAACTAATGCAACTGGAGAAAGATATGTAGAAATAACAGGTACTATCTCTGCCTTAGGAGAAGGTTCTGGAGCTACTACATATAATAGAATTACTGGTGCAGGTACTAAGATGGGTAAAGCTAGCCATAGTGATTTTGCATCAGCTTCTGGTTTAGGTACAGGTGATGTAGCAATATATGGTAATAATCATACATTTGCTTCAAAAGCTAGTGAAGGTACAGTTTATTTAAAAAATGGAAATTTTGTATTTGGAGCTGATAGTTATCTTGGAACTGGAGCATCTGCATCAAGTAAAGGAGCATATTTTTATGGAACATCTAGTTCTTCCTCCATGGCATGGGCTCAAAGTAATAATAAGCTTGTAATTACAAATAATGATGGGGTAGGAAATTTAGCTCTTGTTGTTACAAAAGGAGATGTTACACTTGGTGCTGCTAGTAATGATAATACAAACTTTAAAGTATATGGTAACCAATCAGCAGCATTAATAGACTCTGATGCAGGAAATAAAACTGTAACATTTGGTGGTGGAGTATTAAAAACACCTACAGTTAAGGATGCAAACTATACTTTACTTGCTACTGATTCTGGAAGTCCTATAGCTATAAAAAATAAAAGTTCAGATAGTACTTACACATTACCTGCTGTAGCTAATGGCTTAAATTACAAGTTTATGATAGTAGAAAGAACTGGGGCATATGATGTAAATATAGTTACACCTTCTCAAACAAACTTTTTCTTTGGAAGTGTAATTCATATAGATACAGATAATTCACAAGCAGTCGTAAGTTCTGATAATGATAGTAACAATAAACTAAATATGCAACTGCTAGACCCAGGCAGTATCATTGAAGTATCTTGCGATGGAACAAATTGGTTTATATCTGGATATGCTGTTTCAACAGAAACACCAGTATTTAGTGATGTATAAAAATAACAAACAGGGAGGTCTTAAATGACTGAGAAGCTAAAAAAAGAAGAAGCAAAAGAAGAAACGAAACCTTTAACAAATGCTGAAAGACTAGAAGGTCTTCGAGCTCAACAAGAAAGATTGAAAGAAACATTTCTAAAGGTACAAGGTGCAATAGAGATGTTAGAAGCATTAGAATCAGAGGCTGAATAATGATTTGTCCACATTGTAATTCTTCAAAGATTTACAAGAGAGGAAGCAGGATAAGAAATAGTGGACATAAAGTAAGAGAGTTTTCTTGCAAAGATTGTGGAAAATGGTTTACGGTTCACTTAAATGAAAACCAAGTCACTGAAGATATAGAACCAGGTCAAATACTCTCACTCTCTTATAAAAAACCAATAAAGCTCCATTGTGCTACAGATGTGCATCATGGGGCTTCTGAGCATCATTGGGAAAAATTTGATGAATTTATTGAAGAAGTAGATTCAGACCCAAATGCTAGATGGTTTATGAATGGTGATAATATAGAGCTTATACCGCCTAATTATAAGATAAGTCAAAGGGGTCAAGACATGGAACCTGATGACCAGCATATAACTTTTATTAAAAGAGTTGAAAAGATTGCTGATAAGCTTGTATTTGTTAGAGGTGGTAACCATGATATGATTCGTTCTATAAATCTTCTTGGTGTAGATATATCTAAAGTAATGGCTGATAGTCTAAAGGTACCATACTTTAAACTGCCAGGATACACTCAAATAGAGATAAATGGAAAGAAGTGGAATCTAGTATCAGGACATGGTAAAGGTGGCGGTAAAAACGGAGATTTAGAGCTTGATAAAATGGCTGCTATATACACAGATGGAGATGTATTTATATTAGGACATAACCATCAACTATATGCTAAGCCTATTGATAGTCTAAAAATAGAAGATGGAGAAGAAAGATTGCATCGCAGATGGTATTGCAGAGGTGGCTCTTTCTTAAAATATGCTGAATATGCTAGATATGGATTCTTTGGAGTTGCTCGAACAGGTTGGGTAACTATGGAGTTTTCTGAAGATGGTATAAAGGCATGGGAAAACTAAAACAATACAAGCCATATAAATGGTGGCTTGATAACCTAGGAGAAGAAGATGGACTTCAAACAAATGGTAGTGGAGTATATTTTCAACGAAGAAACAAAGGCAAAAGTAATAAAGGAATTAAACGACAATATAAACATTCCAATATTAAACGAAAAAACAGAAGCTAAGATTTTTGAAGCTATCTGGGAGTCTGTTGAATCTATATTGAAAAAAGTTATCCTCAAGTAGGATACTCGGTAGTTAGGGTAGGGGTGGGCAAAAAACTTTATAAGACTTATCTTAGAGAACAGATTAAGTACTGGAAAAATAATTTAGCTAAGGCTAATAACAATAAAGAAAAATATCATGCAGAAATGATATTAGATAGATTTAAAAATTTAATGAAAGAGCATAGTGGCAAATAAAATAAAAGAAATAAAGAATTTTTTTTCAGGGATAATCTCTAGCTTTTCTTCAAGTGACATTAAAGATGATGCAGCTTCGTATTCATCTAACATTGATTCTGTAAATAAAGATGGTGTATTAAAAGGCATAAAAGGTTCTTCTATTGTTGATATTCCAGTAGAAGTAGATGCTAATATTGCAATTACATTAGAAGCAGAAGATGATAAGTTTGACTTAATATATATTGATGCTGAAGATGGTGCTGTTAAAATAATAGAAGATTTGTATGGAAAGAAAACAATTACATCTCCAGCTAATGCATCTTCTGTAGGATTTCCAGCTCAAACTATAGAAGCAAAGAATGATAAAGTATATGTAGGTTATGGTAAATCTATTCCTCCTAAAATTTTATACAAAACATCTCATAAACCATTTAGCGAAAATGATGCTAGTGGTAATGTATGGAGATATGAAGATAGCTCTGTTTATGATTCTAACTTACTAAATTCTTCTTTTAATATAGACAGATTTGTTGGAGTTAATTTTGACCAAGATAATAACATGAAGTCAGGTATTGGAATTAGATATGACCATAAAGATGTATATTTTATAAATTTTAATGGAACATTTAATAATACAAAAGATTTATTTGATTTATCTTCTGGCTCTAAAATATCATTAGGAACAAATGAAAATGGCAAGGGAAAATTACAAGGAGCAGCTTGTGATATATGCCCTGCAAATGTTAAAGAAAGATTTGATGTAGGAAGTTCTGCTGAACCATATGCTTTTTGGGTATTAATGAATGGCTCTATTGATAGTGAATCAACAAATAATTTTACTCAAATACATAAATTTAAATTAGATGAAAATCCATCAGCAGGAAGTCATTATGGTCCTATAACTGTATTATTTGAAGGAGATTCTCCTCCACCTGGTGTTGCCCCTGGCTCTATATTAGAAACCAAAAATCATGTATGGATATCTTATTGGAAGCCAAATGGAGATAAGTTTTCAAGAAATGAGCATTTTTTATTCTGTTGTCATAAAGATGATATAGGTAGTTCTACAGCTGTATTTAAAAGTAAAAGTTTAATTTATGACAATATAAAGAAAAAGAGTATTCGATTTACACTTGGATGGTTTAGCGATGGATTGTTTGAAAAATATTTTTATAATTCAGACCAAGACTGGGAAAGCTTAACTAAAACAGATTGGAGAAAAGGAAAAGAAAGCTGGGATGACAGAACATCTTCAAGGGGAAATCATGAGTATTCAGGGATATGGTATGATGGAGCTAAAGGTATTACAGTAGAAAGACATGGATTAATACCATCCCCACTAATGTTCAATGAACATAATAATGAAGAGTATTATTTAGAAGACAATCCAGATTTGCAATTTGAAGATGATACTGAATGGGTAGGGCTTGTTGGTCATAGTGACCCTGCATTTATTAATATACGTTCAGCATGGCAGTATAGAGTTCCAGGAGGAACATTTAATAGTAGTTATCATAAATTAAGAGCTGCTGATGATAGTGGAAGTGGCAGTGACTTAGAAGGTGGAAATGGATTTATTCAAGAGTTTTTAAATAATGTAATGGCACATTTTAGTTTTATAAGTGACTTAATTGTAACTTTGCTTCCAGGTGCTTTTATTTTATTTCCTAAAATAATTTTTGATAGATGGTGGGATAGAATTTGGGGCGGTGATAGTGTAAATTGGTATTATAATGGTAAATGTTTTGAGACTGGATATTTAAAACATTTTGTTATGAATATATCTTCTGAACACAATCCAACTAAAAAATTAAATTTAAATAATGGTGCTCAAATACATATAAGAGAATTATATGGATGGCCTGAAAATTTAAAAATAAATGCTGTGAGATATTTTTATAATAGATTGATGATAAGTGCAACAAATCTAGAAGAAAATGATATTACTAGAAACTCTATGTTTATTATGTATGATACTTCTCAAACTAATGTTGCAATGAAAAATCCTACACAAACTGCTATTTTAGATGAAACTGATTCTAATCTTGGATTAACTTCAGATGAAAGAGAGCAAATAAAAATACCTAATAGTTATAAAAATTATGGAAGTACTAAAGAGCCTAAAGATAATAAAATTCTTCAAGCTTGGTTACCTATAATAGATATTAATCAAGCAGAATTAGCTGATTATGGTTACTTATGGGGAGAAGAAACAGGTCAAGAAATTTACCCTAATGTTGATGCTAAATGGTGGGCAAATGAAGACGTTTCTCCTCCAATTAATACAGACTATTTAGTTAATAATAATATTGCTGGAGATATATATTCTACTGCATCTGCTACATTTGATATTATGCCAGTTGGCCATTGGAATGGTAGAAACAAAACAAATTTAAGGGTTGGTGTATCTAGCAAACCTGACGTAGAAAGTCATATAGCATTTGCATCTACAGAAGGTCCTTTTAATATATCTAAATTTAATTTTTTATGGGTTACTAATCAAACAAGTGGTACTTTTTTAGCTTTCACAAATCTTCAATTAAATATTCCAGAATCTCAAGAATTATTATACCCTGAAGAATTTAGAAGCATTATATCTTTAAATCAGCAACCTAATTCTAGTGATGATGAAAATATAAAACAATATTCCTTAGACTCAAAGCAACTATCATTTAGAGTAAAATCTCATGCATATTCAGGTAGTGGAGTAGCTCCATTTATATTTGATGCTACTATAGGAAAAGAATTATACAGATATAAAGTAAATTTTGTTTATGATGGATATCAAGATTCTCCGCTATCAAATCATTATACAGAAGTTAATATTACAGATACAAATGTAAGACATGATGGAGCATCTGATGGTTCTGATATAACAGCTTCTGCATTAGCAATAACTTTAAATTTACATAAACCTGAATATATTTCTAGAAGAATTACCCATGTAAGAATTTGGAAGTCTACAATAAAAGTAAATAGCTCTGATACAGATGATTGGTTTAGCGTTCCATCTGCATACACATTAGTAGACACAATACCTTTAAATTCTTCTTGGGCAGTAGGCGATGAAGCTATA